GGAACCTTGAATGCGATCGCCTATGCGAATATCACGCATGCGGGAATACCCGCGAACACCGGCGATGTGTACTCTAGTAAGTGGATTGCCTATACAATCGCCTTTTTGAGTTTTTACAATTATTTTGTGGGTGGTTTGATATTTCATGGTGGTTACTCCTTTATTGATTATTCGAATAAGAAAGCTATAGAACTTCTTGTAAGTTTACTGGAAGTATAAACAACTTCATCGTTTACCATGAAAGCCTTTAAAGGTGGTTGAGATTTTAAGAAGTTGTAAACTTCTTCTTCTGTAACATTGCGTTTAAGAATGTCGCATGTGAAATAATTTTCAATGTCATAAAGTTTTTTAGTCATTTGTGTTTCTCCTTTTTAAATACTTGCGTTTTCTGACGTATCTTATGGCTTCATTATACTTGCGTTTTCGCAAGTAGTCAATAGGGAAATTAAAAATTTTTCAAAAAAAGTTTTGTGAAGGTGGTGAAAAGCTAGTGAATATAATATGTACAAAATCAAAATGTCTTAACAATAAAGGCGGCAGATGCATAGCCAACGAAATATACTATGATGGCTTATGCCAAACATATTGCACTAGCAAGCACGCATCTAAACAAGTCGCCGGAATTTGTACGCGATCACATGGCAGAATGAAAAGCAAAGATAACAACATACTACGATAGGGGGTGAAACAATGGCGAAAACTACATATAAGGACTGGGAAGCAGAAGAAAAGATTTTACTGTTACAAGGCTGGGCGCGTAACGGTTTAACAAATGAACAGATTGCCAGCAATATGAGTATTGGCATAACTACCCTTTGGGAATGGCGCAAGAAATCACCGAAAATAGCGAACGCCCTAAAAATAGGGAAAGATGAAGCAGACATACAAGTTGAAAATGCATTGTATAAAGCAGCACTTGAAGGAAATACAACGGCTATGATTTTCTGGCTTAAAAATAGACGTTCTAAAGAATGGCGCGATAAGATACAACAGGAAATCACAACCGAAAGCGCCGTTAAGTTGGTTATTGATAATAATGAATTGAGTGAGCCAGATGAGTAAAACAAATCTGTTTCGCGATGTGATACGGCCAACTGCTAAGCAAAAAGAATTCTTGCGGGCGGTTAAGCAAAACATATATACACTATATGGCGGTGCTGCTGGTGGTGGTAAATCGTATATACTCCGTTGGGGTTTGATATGGCTTTTAATTGATTGGTTCATCAAAACAGGAATTAAAGGCATACGTGTTGGATTATTCTGTGAGGATTATCCAAGTCTTGATGATCGTCAAATATCCAAAATCAAAATGGAGTTTCCGGAATGGTTAGGAACCTACAAGGAAAGCAACCATGAATTCACATTGAACGATGAATTAGGCGGCGGCGTGATATGTTTTCGTAATCTGGATAAACCTAGTAAATATCTTTCTAGCGAATTTGCTGCTATTGCTATTGATGAATTGACTTTGAATAGCCGCGACGTGTTCGACTTCTTGCGTATGCGGCTCCGTTGGACTGGTATAAGTGATACTAAGTTAATCGCTGCAACTAACCCGGGCGGTAAAGGCCATATGTGGGTAAAGGATTTATTCATTGATAGAAACTTTACAAAGGAAATGCAACCGTTCGCCGATAAGATTGCATATATCCAAGCAAGGGCAAGCGATAACCCGCATCTATCACAAAGTTATATAGATGCACTTAACACGTTGCCGGAAAAACTACGTAAGGCATATTTAGACGGCGACTGGAATATATTTGAAGGCCAAGTATTTACAGAATTCCGCACCGATAAGCATGTTATAAAACCGTTTGAAATGCCGCATCATTGGCAACGGTATCGTTCAATGGACTGGGGTTATACGAAACCATATGCAGTATATTCTTATGCGGTTGATTATGACGATGTACTTTATATTACTGGTGAGTATTACGGTTGTAAGCCGGGTATGCCGGATACCGGAACACAGGAAACGGCAAGGGAAGTAGCGCAAAAGATAGAACATTTAAAAGACTATCA